CTTGATATTTGTTTTTGTTTGATTGATCCTCAGGATTGAGGTTTGTTTCAAGAGCTTTAGTTAATTTGTCAAAGCCACTTGATGATGATTTTAATGCTTCAAAATCCATATTCGTATTCTCCTTATTATTGTATTATTATATTTGTGTATCCTGTATTAATCGGATTCATAGTTATTTATAACTGTTTTATGAGCTCTACCAGGTTTATTTAATCTGTCTTCTCCTTTTGGCCACCTCATCTTAATTTTAATTTGGCTGCCATCGGTTTTCAAAATAGATATATCATGTCCGTTATCAACGGAGTTATCATAATATCTTACATAATCATTGACTACTATATTCTGATCTTTACTCTTTTTCACTGTCATAGCTTATAATATAACACATTTACGTCTCCGTGTCAATGTTCCTTTAGCCTATTAGTGTTTCCATAGTAGGATAGTCTATATAAAAGACGTTCTTTAGTCCTTCCCACTCTTTTATAGGTCTGCTTATTGCGTCATGTCCTGTATCTGCCTCTGGATTTACCTTGTAAAAGGTCACTCCAGGATTATTAATCATCAAAGACTTCCACTGTTGTATCCAGTTGTCTGTTGGTACTTGTTGTTGTTCTTTTAGACCATAATATTTGGTATCTTTGTATAGATTATTAATCTTGTCATCGTTACTAGCCAAGTCTTGGCCAATTAAAAACATTTCTAAACTTATTTTATGTTCGTTATTATCTGCGTCATTGTATAAGTCTGTTGCCTTTGGTTGTTTTTCTTTTAATATAGAAATTGCACCAGCAGTAGGACCAGCAGAGAAACCCCAATCTCTAGGCGTCATCACATCGTCAATAGATTGTTCTTTACTATTCATAGAACACCAACTAACATCTACAGCAGTATGATTTACATTTTTAGACTCTATGTCTTTGTTCTCTTTTAATATCTTAACTGCACCTGATATATTAGAACCATGCATTACAAACTCTTGACAATCACCTCTCTCATTTTCATTAATTAATTTCTTTTCTTTGACTACAGCCATTTCTTCGGCAGTTATTGAGGCACCTGCATTTATAACAGACTCATATAACATTGCTGGCAATCTAGTCCAACCTCTTAAATATGTCTCATTGTCTTGACAATAACCACTGTTGTATATTTCATGGCATATACCTTGATCAACTGCAACTAAAACATCTGGTGTAAAATCTCTATACAATCCATTACAACCATATATTCTGCCTTTGCCTTTTAGTTTATTTAAATCGTAACCTTTTCGGCTTTCACCGTTACCTACACAAAATACATTAGACATAACTTTTTAAAATTCCTATCATTAATACCATTGCTAAACTTGTGTTCAGTACCATTAGAGCTCTGTCGTGCCATAGTATACCTACCCATAACCAACCTAGTGTACCTGCAAAACTAAAATACAAATCAAACATATGAAACGCACCACCACTGGCTCTGAAACATACTGCTGATAATATTAATATACTAGAAAGCCATTTTAAGTACCATGAGAAGTCGTGTAAAGGTGTAACCTTACTCAATACTTTTTCTGGCTCTTTTATTTTTGGCTTTTCAGTTTTAGTTAAGTCTTTTATTTTTTTCTTTAGTTTATCTATTTGCATAGCGTCCTCAAACATTCCATTATTCGTCATCTTTCTCTGTTATATTAAAGCAGTACAATACTATTGCACCACCAAAGCCAATTGCGACTATGCCAACTGCTAACAATCCTAATCCGTATCCTACTGTCATTAAAGTCCTTTCTTCATTACGTTATATACTATTTTTTTCCAATTGTAGTGTTCGTCAATTGCACCAACATGAATAATTGTACCGTTCTCCATATCAATAACTAATTGTTGACCACCGTATCCGTCCAATGCAAATATAACTTTATTTTTCATACCTTTGAAAGATAAATGAAATTGACCACCATATTCATACGTAGCAGCCGCCGAGTGTTTATTTAAAATTATATCATCTTTTGGGTGATTTTTCTTAACTCTATTTTCATATATAGTTCTTAAATAGTCACCAATACAACTATCTGAATTGTAATCATTGTATAATGTTTTACCTATTCTAACATAGTCATCGGCAGTAGCAAAAAATGTATATCTGCTATTACCTTTATCATCATCTTGTTTTGACCAAGATATTTTGTTAAAGTGAACATCGTTTTTTACACCAACATGATCTGTAAATATTTCTGTTAAAAACTTCTCATAATTATCAATACCAATTTTGTGTATTACATAATTGATTGCAACCATCGTTGACAATGCATTATAATTATATGGAGAGTTTTTTTTCTCTTTATTTGTATTTTTGAAATACTGCATATTCCAAGCAACTGTTTTATTATTAACTTTTTTATGTCTTTCACCGTTAATATAACCATCACCTCTAAACTTTCTTTCACCAAGTATATTGTGATCGCCTGAAGTCATATTTAATACTTGTAATAAAGTGTTATCTGCATACAAAGTATTATCAATAACAGCCCAATCATCTAATTTTTTATTTAAGTTCAAACCATATTTACAAACAGCGTGACCTGTCACATATGAAATCAAACTCTTACCCATAGAATTAGACCTTAATAAACCTTTGTTCTTAATAATATCATCACTATGATTTTTTTTATTAATTACAATTTTACCATCTATATAAACAATATAAGAAGCTAAACCTGTCTTGTCTTGATTTTCTAATTGTTTGTCTACAAATTTTGATAATTTGTTTTCAACTAAATCTGTTTCTAAAACTTGGTAGTTTTCAGAACCTTTTGCTGAAAATGAAATACCGTTAAATTTATGTTCTACTCCTTTATGATGAGCATTAGCTAAGTTAGATAAACCAAACCATAGTATTGTACATAGTGTTATAATAAATGTTATATATTTTTTCATAGTGTTTTCCCTTTTGTTATTGTTATATAATACAGTATTTTTATCAAAAAGGCAAGTAAATAATAACCAGAACATTTAGTGAACAAACACGTCCTTTAACGTTAATTTAGTCTCTGTTTCGTTGAATTTGATGAATTTTCTATGCTTTTTAAGACGTTTTGATAGATTAGGCCATACAAACTTCTCTGTAATCTGTTTGTCCCATTGTTTTATGAAGTTCAAATGGTAATTTAGAATCACCATTGTTTGAAAGTTTACTTTTTTGGAGAGAAGAAGTTTAAGCAGGCGTGGATGCTGGCCTCTAACAGCAGATAAACCATCGTCAAAAGAAAGACTATGACCAACAAAATCGGTATTAATATTTGTACAATCACCTCTAAAATGGTAGTTAACACTATCTGAATATCGTCTATAATTGAGGTAAATAGTTTTGCCATCTTTTTCTAATAAGTTTCCTACCCATTTCTTATCATTGTCTAAAAAATTAGCAACAAAGAAATCTACTATATTATATTTATCATACTGCTTACTCAATTTATGAAAGAAATACCTATCATTTCTTTTCGTAAATGTATCTAGTTTACAATTGACTTTACCACCATAATCAAAATAGTCATAATTATCTGTAGTAAAATGTAGTTTTATTGCCAGATATGTTTTAAATACGTCAAATCCATCATGCATTCTATACCGGTAGCGATCCTTGTTTTGGTATGTTTAATAGTTTTAAATTGATCGCCTCTACTTTCAATTTTTCTTTTATTTGTTTGTTAATAAATGAGTTGACTTTACCTGGGTCTAAATCTTTTTGGTCACATAGATGTATTATTGCGTCCATATAAGATATCTTTTCTTTTCTTACACATTTCTCTATCTCTATTGAGAAAGATTTACTATTCATTTTCATCATTAATTATTTACCTTTATGTCTGACCTATCAAACGTATGATACATAATACAAGTAGATTCACCTGTAGGTATATCAACAGTAGCTATAATCTGATCGTCTTTAGAATACATTACAATCATCATTACAGGCTCACCATCAGGTCTTGCACCTGCTCTACCTAAACTTGCGTTCTCTAATATAAAACCTTTGTTTGTTATGAATTTGTGTACATAGTCCGGGTGTCCACATATAACAGGCATTTCACTTGGTGCTAAGTTAGTATTATTTTGATACGTTTCCTCTGATAAGGCTATTGTACTTATTAGTACAAATAGGAGGATTAATTTTTGCATTACACTTTATCTTTATTAAGTTTCTCATAGTATTTATAAAAGTCTTGTATGGCTTTTCCTAGATTTTCTTCATATGGTTTTCTTTCTTTAATGTAAGGAACCATAGAACCATCTTCACCTGCAATTAGAACAACCAATTGTTCAATAGGTTTACCATATAATTCTTCGTACATAATAGCATAAGCACAAGTTTGTAAAAAGTAATTTTCAATCCAAGATTCTTGACGTTCTTTGTTTGCTGTCTTGAAATCAATTACTGACAACTTACCATTGTATTCTGCAATACAGTCCACTTGTCCAGCAATAGTTAACTTCTTACTATACATAATTGTTTCTAAACAATGTATGTTATTAATTTGATCTACGTATGGTTTGATTAATCTGAACATGCCTAAAGGTAATACACTTCTCTCACTAGGTGTTTCGCCTTTTAGATACTGTTCAATTAGATTGTGGGTTGCTGTACCACGGTTGGCTGCTCGTCTCATTTCCCAATTAGCAACATCTTCACCAATACTGTCTCGCCATTTTTGAAGACCTGCTTTCTTTTGAATACCAAGTACTGTAGTTATTGACGGATAATGTTTACCATCTACTTCATAAAATCTGAAGCCGTCTATTCTTTTACC